GGTACAAAACCAAATATCCTAAGATTGATGGTGAAGAAGCAGAAAAGAGATACAAAATTTATGTTCACGCATATAAAAAGAAAAACAATAAAGATCCTAAGTCTCTAACAGCAGCAGGTAGAAAACAATTCTTCTGGGATTACATCGTAAAGATGTACACTAAACAAGAGCGTTACTGGAACAAAGGTGAACCAACAACTTATGCTGGTGAAGAAGGTTTGATTAAATGGATCAAAGAAACATTTGCTGAAGCAGAAGCATCACTTAAAGAAAAGAAAGCAACTGATGTTGTAGAGATAGAAGAAGTTAAGAAAGAAACTCCTGCTCCAGATGGCGCAACCATTGCTGAGACTAAACCTGTTGAAACTCCTAAAGAAGATGTTAAAGAAATTGAGGAAATTCCAGAGTTAACAGGAACTCAAACGATCACCACTCGTAGCAAAAATGTTATTTCTTATAATGCTGACGAATGGTTGGCAGGAAAACCAAATAATAAAATATTGTTCCGTCATAAGAAAACATCAGCAACACTGTTCGCTGCTAATCAAGCATCCTTTGATGCACAAGTGCGTGTTTACAATACGAAGAAAACTGAAACGTATAAGTTCTCAAATGCTGCTGAAGGATCTAGACCTGCTGAAGCATGGAACATTGCAGTCATAACATTCGATAGAACAGTGAACGTTGTGAAAAGAAGAATTGTTTGGAGTTATGGCAACCCACCGAAGAAACAAGCGAAGTGGGATGCAAGATATGAATCAGGTGAAACGAATAAGTTGGTTTCACAAGTGGGTGGGGATTGGAATGAAATTGAAGGGATGATTCTAGAAGTTGTGATGAGTCTAAAATAAAGAATATAAATAGACTGAGTTAAGTTGCTTCTAAGAGATTCCTTAAAGGCGACATCTTTATTATACTGACATTTGAGACGTAAGTCAAGGGAAAATTATGGAAAATCATGATTCATTAGTAAATTTATTTGATGTTTATCAAACTGAGAGCGAAAAGTTTGAAAGTGGTAATAAAGCAGCAGGAACACGTGCTCGTAAAGCACTTGCTGAAATTGCTAAACTGTGTAAAGAGCGTAGAGCAGAAATTCAAAACAAAAAGAACGAAGGTTAACAAATGGCGACAGAACTGTTTAGCGACTTAAATCTTGCATTTACAGCGCATCCTATTACAGGTGCTGTCACACGCAAGACGGACAGAGAAGCAGTAAAACAGTCTGTCAAAAACCTTATTCTGACGGACTTCTATGAGCGTCCGTTTAAACCAGACATTGGTTGCGGAATTCGTTCTTATTTGTTTGAACTCTTTTCTCCTGCAATTAAGCAGCAGATGGAAAGAGCGATGCGTGAAGTCATCGAAAACTACGAACCAAGAGCAGACATTATTGCTGTCCTTGTAGAAGATAACCCAGACCTGAATGCGTTGACTGCATCAATTGCATTCTTTATTAAGAACGACCCAGATCCAGTTGTGCTGGATGTAATACTTGAGCGAGTACGCTAATGGCAGCAGCAAATACTTATCTAAGAGTTACAGACTTAGACTTTAATCAGATTCGCAACAATCTGAAAACTTATCTAAGTACATCTGACGCATTTAAAGATTACAACTTTGAAGGTTCTGTAATTTCTACAATGCTCGATGTGCTTGCATATAATACGCACTACAATGCATATTACGTTAATATGCTCGCTAACGAAATGTTCTTGGATACTGCTCAGCAGCGTGACTCAGTTGTATCACGTGCTAAGGAACTTGGTTATGTTCCTGTATCTTCTATTGGTGCAACTGCTAACGTATATCTTACATTTACTGGCGTTACTTCTGGCGTTACCAACTTTACAATCGCAAAGAATTCTAAATTCACAACAACGGTTGATGATGTAACTTATACTTATGTAACACCGCAAGCATACAAAGTTATTTCTAGTGGTGGTGTATTTGCTCGCTCAATTGATATTCGTGAGGGTGAACCTCTGACTCATCGTTGGACGCATGACTCTACGAACCCAAAACGTTTTATTATTCCAAACAAAAATGTAGATACATCAAGCATCACTGTAAAGGTTCAAGTATCAAACGTTGACGATCTAACAACCGAATATACTCGTGCTACAAACATTAATCAGGTTTATTCCACTTCACCAGTATTCTTCTTAGAAGAAGTTGGCGACGAAAAATATGAAATTGTATTTGGTTCAGGTGCACTGGGTAAGTCGCTGGATAACGGCAACATTGTAATTGTCGATTACTTGGTTTGTAACGGCGACGCAACAAATGGCGCATCAACGTTCAGTATTGATGAGTTGGATGTTGATACTAGTTACTCAGCAGCAACGTTGACTACAAATAGTTCTGCTCGTGGTGGTCGTGCTCAAGAAACCATTGAGTCAATCAAATTCAACGCTCCACGCTCCTACCAGACGCAGAATCGTGCTGTTATTGATAATGACTATCAACGCATCCTTCTTGCTGAAAATGCCGACCTGCAGTCTGTCGTAGCGTTTGGTGGTGAACAAGCAAGTCCACCTGTTTATGGTAAGGTGTATATTGCGGTAAAACCTTTTGGTGAAGAGTTCGCCACATTAAATCGTAAGCAACAAATTCAGGAAGCAATTTCTGATCGTACTCCTTTGGGTATTGACCCTGTGGTTATTGATCCAGATTATACTTATCTGATTCCTACAATCACAACGTATTACGATAAGACTCGTTCTAATACAAACGCAGCAGCAGTTGAACAAACCATTCGTACTGCTATCACTGACTTTGCTACTAAGAATCTAGAACGTTTCGGTAACAAGTTGCGTTATTCTCGTTTTGTTCGTACATTGGATAACATTACGACTGGTAGCATTTTGAATAACGATGCTACAATTAAGATGCAGAAACGTTTTGTTCCAAATGTAAATGCTGCTGAAAAGGTTGAATTGAATTATAATAATCCTATTCGTCCTGGAACGTTGACTTCTACTCAGTTTACATACAATGGATTCCTTGCTTATCTAGATGATGATAGCAACGGTAATGTAAACATCTATCGTTTCGATTCAAACAAACAAAAGGTTAATATCGTTGCCGCTGCTGGCACTATTGACTATACAACTGGCGCAATTGAAATTGAAAACTTTGCTCCAACAGCATATGCTGATATTCAGGTAAAGGTAACTGCAACTCCTGACCGTGTTGACATTATTCCAATACGTGAGCAGATTCTATTGATGAACTCTGCTGATGCTACAATTACTGTTGTTCCAGAGTACACCTAATGGCGGTAGATAATAAACTATCAAAACTGGTCAAAAACCAGTTTCCCGACTTTTACAAAGAAGATGGCGAGAACTTCCTCACATTCATGGAAGCATACTATGCGTGGATGGAAGAAAATGGTCAGATGTCCGATGCGATTCGTAACTTAGAATCGTATAGAGATATTTCAACAACGACCGAAGATTATATTGACTACTTCTTTAAGACACTATTACCTTCCGTTCCAGTAGATGTACTTGCGGATAAAAAGATCATGGCGAAGTATATTCGCCAATTCAATCAATCACGTGGTACGTTTGCTTCATATAAGTTGATGTTCCGTGCTATCTACAACGAAGATGTAGAAGTAAATTATCCTGCGGAACAAATCCTTAAAGTATCTGATGGTGACTGGCGTATTGATCGCTATTTGGTTACCAGTTATGACGAAGCAACGTACAAGTTTATTGGCAAGACAATCAAAGGTACTGAGTCAAATGCCGAAGCATTGGTGGAAGATGTTGTAACACGTATTATTCGTGGTCGCCATCTGATGCAAATTCTTGTTTCCAATGTAAAGGGAACATTCAATCACCTCGAACCAATTCGTCTGAAGAGTGACACGGAAGGTACAGGTCATGCTCCAATTATTGAAGCAGGTATTAATAATGTAACGATTGATACTGCTGGTGGTGAGTATGCTCCTGGTGATGTTGTAAATCTTATTTCTAACGATATCGGTAAGTTTGCTAAGATCGTTGTAACAAACACAGTGGACTTGGGTGGTGCTTTGACCTTCTCGCTCGTTGATGGCGGTTCAGGTTATGGCGCATCAACTGACGAAACGGTTTGGGGTGATACTGATATTGAACTAATCGGTGGCGATGGTACTCAACCAGCAAGTTTCACCGTTGAACGTACTGACTTGCGTGATATGTTTGCATTGTCTGTCAATACCAATTTGATTAGCGGTTCAAATATGTTCTTTGGTCTTGGTCCTGTTGTTAACGATACATCAGGCAATCCGCATACCGCATCAACCTTTGCTAATACGATTTTAGGTCAAGCAGATTTCGGTTTTCCAGAACTTGGTGATTCTACAAGTGTTGATCGCGACTACCGTGATCATGAACAAGCAATCCTAAGAATTGCTAATACTTCTTCTGATCCTAACATTCAAGTTGGTGATTCTATTTTTGGTGCTTTGTCTGGCGCAAATGGAACGGTAACATCAATCATTCGTTCTTATTCCAATAATGATGTTGTAATCAAAATTAATGGTTACAAAGATTGGGATACATCTTCAACTGGCGAAAATGTTAACATCGGTACAGCGACTGGTCAAACAGTCGGTTTGTGTAAAAACTTCCATGCTAACACTATTGGAAGTCATAGTCTTCAGATTGGTTGGATTGCTAACACCTCAATTAGTCCTTTGTTTGTTGGTGATGAACTTGTTGGTAGAACATCAGGTGCTTATGGCGTTGTTCGTAAGATTGTAAGTCTTGCAGCAAATGGATATTCACGTGGCACTGGCGGTGCTGACGATCGTGATCTATACACCGTCTATGTTTCAGCAAATAACACCGCAAACGTTTCAAACCAATTTGATACTGGTCCAATGCGTGCCTTTGAAGAAAACGAAGGTTTGCGTTTGGTCAATGCAAACACAACGGTCGGTAATGTTGTATCAACGACTGCTAATACTAAATGCGAAAACGTTTATACCAAGTTGAGTGATTCGCTTTTATTTGCTGCAACTTACTTTGGTTCTATTGGTCGTATCTCAAACATTCTTGGTGGTTCAGGTTATACTCGTGCGCCACGTGTTGATGTAAGAGCAGGCGATATTGTTTCATTGGGTATTGGTGAAGCATATCTTACACTCCAATCAGATGATCCAAACTGGTCAACTGGTAACTCAAGCATTATTAAACTTGATTCAAACGATCGTATTGTTCAAGCAAACACTGGTGCTTCTGGTGATGTTAAGGGTGGCGAAGGTTCTGCTACGGTTGTATCTCTCACAACTCATGCTAATAGTACACTTGAAATGGTTGTTCGTGTTTGGCAAGACTTTAATCAACGTGAACCAAACAACATCAACTGGGCAAATAATCAAGGTGTTACGCTAAACATCTACGATAGTTCTTATGTTCCTGGTGAGACAGATAGTCGTACGCCAGTTGGAACAGGTCAAGCAAAAATCGTTGCTGTTAATGATCGTGGTGTGCTTGGTAAGAATGCTGTTGTAACTGCTGGTGTAGGTTCTAACGGTACAATCACTGCATTGCGTGTCCTTGATTCAGGTTTCTCTTATAAGCATGGAGAAAGAGTAGTCATTGAAGCAACGAATCGTAATCTTGCTGTATCTGGTACTGCTACCATTTCACTGGGTGGTGTAGCAAACGCAGAAGGTTATTACGCAACGACACGTTCTCAGGTATCTACCAAACGTGGTTATATTCAGGATAGCAATTACTATCAAGAATTCTCTTACGAATTGTTGTCTCCAATTTCAATTGCTCGTTATCGTGACATTGCTTTGAAACTTTGTCATCCTGCTGGTCAGAAACTCTTTGGTCGTTATCGTGCAGTTTCTAACACAGCGATGACTGTAACTGCGAATACTTCTAAGACTCGTATGGCGCAGTCTAATGGTACAGTTTCGATTACTAAGAATGCGGCAACTGGTACAGTAAGCATCACAAATAACACGAAGGCATTGACTGGTTCGTCAACTGACCTTGCTAATGAGTTTGCTGCTAAGCAACATTATCGTTACGAAATTTCTCGTGCTACCGCAACACCTGCTATTCTAAGTGGTTCTATTTCTACTGTCAACTTAGATGGTGGCGGTCGTTATTACTACTCAGCACCAACTGTAACTGTAACAGGTGATGGTACTGGCGCAAATATCACAGCAACCGTTTCTGGTGGGCAAGTAACAGGATTCACTATTGTAAGTGGTGGTTCAGGTTATACAACGGCAACGATTACAATTGATCTGCCTTCTGTATTGACTGGTGCTGATAAGTATAGTCGCACACTTGCTTATACTCCAGACACTCCAAGCAAATATAAAGTGTTTGCGAATAATGTTCTTCAGATTGAAGGAACTGATTACACCGCAA